TTAATTTTATAATAAACATATGCAAACGCCACATTGATAAATTGTGGCGTTTTGTATTCTATAAATCAATATTTTTTTCAAATTTTAAACCAACTTGTTTTTATTATGGGAATACTGTAAAATATTTTAGTGATCGTAGTTGATTGGAGGAGTATTATATGGCTGAAACCGTGGCTGAAAAAGGAACATGGACAGTTAAAAAGGGTTTGGCGGAAATGCTTAAGGGTGGAGTAATTATGGATGTTACCACCCCCGAACAAGCAAAAATAGCTGAAGACGCGGGAGCCTGTGCAGTAATGGCATTGGAAAGGGTACCTGCTGATATACGAGCAACTGGCGGTGTAGCCAGGATGGCTGATCCTACTATTATTATGCGTATTATGGATGCGGTAACTATACCGGTAATGGCCAAAGCTAGAATTGGTCACTTTGTAGAGGCACAAATATTGGAATCTTTAGGTGTTGATTATATAGACGAAAGTGAAGTGTTAACACCGGCGGATGACCAGTATCATATAGATAAACATTCCTTTAAAGTGCCTTTTGTATGTGGCGCTCGTAATCTTGGTGAAGCTCTCAGGCGCATTGCCGAAGGTGCGGCTATGATTCGTACCAAGGGCGAACCCGGCACAGGCAACGTGGTGGAAGCTGTCCGCCATATGCGTATGGTGATGGGTGAGATACGCCGGGTGCAAAATTTACCGAAGGAAGAACTGATGAGTGCAGCCAAAAATATAGGTGCACCCTACGAATTACTTTTAGAGGTAGCCAATAATGGCAAATTGCCGGTAGTTAATTTCGCCGCTGGAGGTATTGCAACCCCTGCAGATGCCGCTTTAATGATGCAGCTGGGCTGCGACGGTATTTTTGTCGGCTCAGGGATATTTAAATCCAAAGATCCGCAGTCAAGGGCCAAGGCTATTGTTGTTGCCACTACGCATTATAATGACTCTAAAATATTAGCGGAGATTTCCCGTGACCTAGGTGAAGCCATGCCTGGTATTGAAATATCTACTATTGTTCCGGAACAGCGTATGCAAGACAGAGGTTGGTAATAGGAGATAGTGATGCTTATTGGAGTACTTGCCTTACAGGGTGCCTTTCGGGAACACCAGTATTTGCTGGATAAATGCGGCGTTTCAACTCGCCAGGTAAAGAAAACGTCTGAACTTGAAGGTGTTGACGCTTTGGTGATTCCCGGTGGTGAGAGCACTACCATGGGTAAATTATTAAATGGTTTTAATTTAATGAAGCCAATAATAGATTTGGCTAATCAAGGTATGCCAATTTTTGGTACTTGTGCCGGGTTGATTATGCTAGCTAAACATATAAGAAATTCTCAGCAAGAAACACTTGCCTTGATAGATATAGAGGTAGAACGAAATGCTTTTGGGCGACAAGTAGATAGTTTTGAAACTGATTTAGATATACCTGTACTAGGTGCTGAACCGTACCGGGCGGTATTTATTAGGGCTCCTTATATAACAGAGGTTTCTAAAGGTATAAATGTCTTGGCACGTTGTTCAGATAAAATAGTATGTGCAAGTCAGGGTCGCTTTCTTGTAGCTGCTTTTCACCCGGAATTAACAAATGACTTACGTATGCACCGGTATTTTATTGAAAATATTGCTAGACAAAAGATATAAACTATTGCAAAAAAAAGTTGTATATAGTAAAATTAGTATTAATTTATAATTTTAAATAAAATAAACCCGATGTAGGGGTAAAGTAACCATATGCACTCCACAGAGAGCCGGTGCTTGGTGTGAACCGGTGATTGTATTTGGTGAAAAGGCTCCCCGTAGGGGGTTCGCTGAAAAAAGCAGTAGGCGGGCACGGATAGTTCCGTTACTTGAACGAAGAGGATTTGTTTAGCATGTTATTACATACTAAACGAATCAATATGGGTGGTACCGCGGGAGAAAAACCTCTCGTCCCTGTGAATTAATATTATAGGGATGGGGGGTTTATTTTTTATATAATTATTGGTTATCATAAACTCATTCAATATACCTGATATTACTAGTATTTATTAAAGGAGGATGATATTAATACTAAATAACATTTGCGGATGGCCAAGGTAAATTGAAAAATAAGATTTTCCGTATTGCTCATATGGGTTTTGCCGATAAAATGGATATAATAGTTGCTATTGGTGGGTTGGAAATGGCTTTGCAAAAAGTTGGCTACCCGGTTGAGTTAGTAGATGTCGATATTAAAGTTGCCCAGCAAGTTTTTTTGGAGGTGTAAATAATGGAACAATATAAAGTCTTAGCTATGGATAATGTTTCGCCGGAAGGTTTAGAACCACTATACAAAGAATCGGATATAGAAGTGGTTGTGGGTACTAAAATGACTGAAGATGAGCTAACTGCTGTAATCGGTGATTATGACGCGATGATTGTGCGCAGTGCCACCAAGGTGACCCCCAAGGTATTGGAAAATGCTTCTAAATTAAAAATCGTGGGCCGGGCTGGTGTCGGTGTGGATAATATTGACCTTGACGCCTCTACCCAGCACGGTGTGTTGGTGGTTAACGCTCCTGACGGCAACACAATTGCTGCTACTGAACATACTGTTGCTTTGATGCTGGCCTTAGCCAGGAATATTCCACAGGCAGCCACAAAATTGAAAAATGGTGTATGGGATAAGAATTCTTTTGTAGGTGTAGAGCTCCGGGGTAAAACACTGGGGGTTATCGGTTTGGGCAGAATCGGTACGGCAGTCGCCCAGCGCGCCCAGGCCCTGGAAATGGATATCATAGCGTATGATCCGTATATTTCCGCAGAAAAGGCAGCGGATATGGGAATTAAGCTGGTTGCATTGGACCAGTTATTCCCGGCAGCTGATTTTATAACCGTGCATATGCCTAAAACCAAAGAGACCACTAATATACTAAACGACAAAGCTTTTGCTGCCATGAAGGACGGGGTGCGGATCATTAACTGTGCTCGTGGTGGTATTGTAGATGAGGAAGCTCTTTATAAGTACATGCAGTCTGGTAAAGTAGCCGGTGCCGCGCTGGATGTTTTTGTTAAAGAACCAACTACAGACAGTCCATTATTCGAATTGAATAATTTTATCGCTACCCCACACTTAGGTGCTTCCACTGAAGAAGCACAGCTTAACGTGGCTATAGATGTATCCGTGGAAATAGTGAACGCGCTTCATGGTAATGTTGTTCGTAATACCGTAAATGTTCCCTCGGTTAAACCCGAGGTAATGTCCAAGATTCAGCCCTACCTAAAGCTGGCTGAAAAACTAGGTAAATTCCAGGCTCAACTGGTGGAAGGACGGGTAAATAAGTTAGAAATTCTATACAATGGTGACCTGGCTCAGGAAGATGTCAAGCCTGTTACCACTGCAGTGTTGAAGGGTTTCCTGGATCCTATTTTGCAAGAATCGGTAAACTTTATTAACGCACCTTTGCTAGCTAAAAATCGTGGCATTATCGTTGAGCAAACTGTTAGTGGCCAGGCCGAAGGCTATGCCAGTTTGATTACCTTGAAAGTGATATCGGATAAGGGTGATAAAACGGTATGCGGAACCTTATTCCAGGAAAATGACCCACGCATAGTGATGGTCGACGGTTATAGGATTGATGCTGTACCCGAAGGAAATATGCTTTATATACCACACATGGACAAACCCCGGATAATTGGTCCCGTGGGCACGTTAATCGGTGAACACAATATTAATATTGCCAGCATGCAGGTGGGACGCAAGGAAATTGGCGGCAAAGCCGTGATGATGCTTTCTGTTGATTATCCAGTGCCTGAAGATACTTTAAAAGCCATTGCGCAGGTAGATGGTGTGCTTGATGTTAAGTTTATAAGCCTGTAGTTTTACTTGTATGTATAAATGTGGTACAATTATGTCGGCGCAAGCCGACATTTTTGTTTTATTAAGATACTGAACAGTTATAATAGTAGTAAAGCTCGTAATTAGTTTTGTGTTAATGAAAATAGTTTCTACTGAGTTGCTTTGCCATGGATTATATTTATGAAGTAACCGGAATTAATAACATGTACTTCTACTGCTTGTGGAGGCTTTCTGAAATGCTGGATTTAAAATTTGTCCGAAACAATCCGGAAGTTGTTAAAACGGCACTGCAAAAAAGGCGATCTAGTATTTCGCTTGATCCATTTTTGGAGCTTGATGAGCGCCGGAGGAAAAAGCTGGTTAAGGTTGAAAAACTTAAAAATAAGCGTAACGTGGTTTCCGAGGAAATAGGCCGATTGAAAAAGGCAGGCCAATTGGCTGAGAATTTGGTATTGGAAATGCGCCAGGTTTCTGATGCAATCAAGAATTTAGATGAAGAAATTAGAGTTTTAGACCAGCAACTGCAGCGGGTATTGCTGGCTATTCCCAATATACCTGATGATAGTGTGCCCGAAGGAATTGATGAAAGCGATAATATTGAATTGCGGCGCTGGGGTGAACCCCGGCAGTTTGATTTTGATCCCAAACCACACTGGGATATCGGAGAGACGCTGGATATATTGGATTTTGAACGGGGCGGCAAGGTTACTGGTGCCAGATTCACCTTTTATAAAGGAGCAGGTGCAGCTCTTGAACGAGCCGTATTTAATTTTATGTTGGATGTTCATACGAGGGAACATGGTTATATAGAGATAATACCTCCGTTTATGGTTAATAGCAACAGTATGATCGGCACAGGCCAACTACCTAAATTTGCCGAGGATATGTTTAAGGTAGAAAATACAGATTATTATCTAATACCTACCGCCGAAGTACCGGTAACCAATCTTTATAATAATGAAATATTGAATGGAGACAAACTGCCCATTTATCATTGTGCCTTTAGCGCTTGTTTTAGGGCCGAGGCGGGAGCAGCCGGACGTGATACCCGGGGTCTGATCAGGCAACACCAGTTTAATAAAGTGGAACTTGTTAAATTCGTCCGCCCGGAGGATTCTTTTGCGGAACTGGAGAAATTGACTCTAAATGCTGAGAAAGTATTGCAGTTGTTGGAGCTTCCCTACCGGGTGGTTACCCTTAGTACCGGTGATTTAGGTTTTAGCTCTGCTAAAACCTATGATTTAGAGGTTTGGTTGCCCAGTTATAATAACTACAAAGAAATTTCCTCATGCAGTAACTTTTTAGATTTTCAGGCCCGGCGGGCTAACATTAGGTACCGGGAAGGTAAAGTAAAACCCAGATTTGTACACACTTTAAACGGCTCCGGGCTGGCTGTTGGCCGTACCGTAGCCGCCATATTAGAAAACTATCAAACCGATACCGGTACGGTGAAAATACCGGCAGTATTACATCCGTACATGGGTGGCATTAAAGAGATAAATTAACACTATCGAAAAGTAACGGATTTATTGACACTAAACTTATACTGTGTTATACTTTTTATTGTCTCTGGTTGATGAAATTAACTGGAGGGGTGTCCGAGCGGTTTAAGGAGGCGGTCTTGAAAACCGTTGAACCTTCACGGGTTCCGTGGGTTCGAATCCCACCTCCTCCGCCATTTTAATTACCTAAGACAGTACGGAGAGATGGCCGAGTAGGTCGAAGGCGGTCGCCTGCTAAGCGATTATACGAGCTAAAACTCGTATCCAGGGTTCGAATCCCTGTCTCTCCGCCAGACAAAACCACGGATTTAATCCGTGGTTTTCTGTAAGGTAAACTTTAGTTATAATATTTGCATTTTTTATTAGTTGACTTTTACGATTGATTTTGTTAAAATAATGTTTGCGGTGCTGGTGAATTTATTACGGATGAAAAATAATATGTGCCTGTGGCTCAATTGGATAGAGCATCTGACTACGGATCAGAAGGTTGGGGGTTCGAGTCCCTTCAGGCACGCCAAAATTTTTTACGGCGACACAAAAGTATATACTAATTGTGTCGCTGCATTTTATTAATGAATTATATGAAACAGCATTATGCGCCTGTAGCTCAGAGGATAGAGCAGCGGTTTCCTAAACCGCGTGCCGGGGGTTCGAGTCCCTCCAGGCGCACCACTGAAAGTCAAGGCCCGCAAGGATTTGCGGGTTTTCGCTTTTCTAGCGTAATTCGCTGAAACGCTATTTTGGGAGCATTTTGGGAGCAAACATAATTAATAGGAAGCAAATAAGACCGGAAAAGACAGGTTTTACGCCTGTCTTTTTTTTGTGTTTATTTGCATATTATGCTGCTGTTCTAGCTTGTCAGAAATGGCCTTGTCAGCGCTTTTTAGGTAGTGGGAATATATGAAACCAGTGGTGGCCGGGTTAGCATGTCCCAACCTGCCGGATATATTTTTAAGCTGTACATCAAGGTTAATCAACATTGTGGCCGCTGTATGCCGGAGGCCGTGGAAAGGTAGGTGAGGCAGCTTGTGTTTTTTAATAAACTTGGAAAACCACTGGGACGGCCATTCCGGGTGGCCCGGCTTACCATCCCATGTGGTAAATAATCTTGTTGATCCCTGCCATAGATCACCAACCTGTAGCCGGTACTGGACCTGATAGACCTTATATTCCTTCAGAAGTGCCATAACGAAACCGGGAACAGATAAGACCCGTTTATTTGTTTCATTTTTAGGTTCTTTTGTAAAGCTACCTTTGCCGGGTATGTATTGACTTGATTGTCTTATGTGAAGTAAGGAGTTGTCGAAATCAATATCAGGCCATTCCAGGCCCATTATTTCACCACGACGCAGCCCACAGTATAGTGCAATATATACAAGCACCTGGTGCTTTAATTCTTCCCCTTCCAGAGCTTCCAGTAATGCGGCAATATCGTTTTCATCATAGCAAGTGGCAGGCTTTCTGGGAACTTTTGGAGATTCCACCCGGGCGGCGGGGTTGGTCAGGAGTATCTGCCATTTTACTGCTGCATTAAATATTGTGACTAGTAACCGGTGGTGGTGCAGTATGGTTGTGGGTGACAGTGTACCTTCTTTGCCATCTTCACGGATACCACTTTCCCGTAGGTTCTCATAAAACTGCATAATATGGAATGGCTTTATGTCCTCTAAATTTATGTGGCCCATTGCCGGTAAGATACGCATATCAAGAAGCTGCTTATACCTGTGTTGTGTTTTGGGCGCCAAATCTATTTTAGATTCAAGCCATTTTTGACTAAACTCCTTAAAGGTGAGTTTTGAAGGTTCAATGTATTGGCCTTTCTGCACCTCAGCGGAAAAAATATCAAGTTGTTTTTTTGCTTCACGTTCGCTGGTAACTTCCACAGTGCGGCGGTAGACCTTACGGTTGCCACCCGGACTCGTACCTCCAGGGACATTAAGCCGCCACTTATTTTCGCCGCGTTGCTCAACCCAACCTGCCATTATTCCAATTCTCCCTCTTGTAGAAACATTATTCTAAGCATGGCAAGTACACGTTTTCGTTCATATTCACTAAGAGCATGACGATTATAGTATATTGGCTTTTCATCCTGAAGCAAGCGACCAATGTCGCGTTGATCTAAGATTTTATTCAATAATTCGTCTGCTTTATCAGGTGTGAGTACTTCCGAAAATGGAACAGGGTTTGTAATATCAGGATGATCTAACATGGTTAATTTTATTTTATTAGTATGTAGAGTTTCCCATGCTTTTTTAGTTTCTTCAAAAAAATCCTCTTTTTCAGGATTGGCAACTGTTTCGATCATTAAAGATAGATATGAAACATCAAGAGCCGCTGCTATATCTTCTATAACTGTAAATGACGGAATTATTTCCCCGCTTTCATATTTTTGTAACACGCGTTCAGACTTATTTATTTTTTTAGCTAATTCCTTTTGAGTTAACTTTTTACTTTTTCTTAATTCTTTTATTTTAGTGCCAATACTCAAAGTACCCACCTCCAACTAACATACTACCACAATACGAATTAAAAGTACAGATATTCAAATAAAAACTATTGACACCGAATTAATAATGCGCTAATTTAATATTAACACGAATTAAAAGTACGGAAACGGGAGGTTTATGTTATGCAACAAAGCATAGAACATGAAACTATAGTCGCCAAAGAAGTGGGGAAAATGCTTGGTATATCGGAATGGGCGGTGTATGACTGGACGCGGCGGAAAATACTTCCACATGTGAGAGCTGGCAAGCGCGTACTATTCCGGCGTTCAAGCATCCTGCAGTGGCTGGAGGAACAGGAAAAGGCAAGTATGATGCCGGAGCCGGAAACAAACGGCAAAATCCGGCGGCTGAAATAAAAATCCCGCCCGGGATGGGGGTGATTGGGTGTTCGCGGAAATCATTAGAATACGAATTGAAATGCTGGAAACCAGGTAGAAAACAAAAAGCCCGGCATTACGGGCCGGGGGCAATGGAAGAAGGTGACAATCAATATGTATACAAATAGTATACCAAAAAATGAGGAAACAAGCAATACTTTAAGGGCTGCAATAAGCTATGTCCGGCGGGGGTGGAGGGTGATTCCTATCCCTTCTGGTGAGAAAAACCCATATAAAGCTGCTGGTGCTGGATGGCAAAACCTACGACTGACAGAGGATGAACTGCCTGGACGTTTTGTGCAGGGTGAGAATGTCGGAGTGCTGCTCGGTGAACCCTCTGGCGGGTTAACCGATATCGACTTAGACTGCTTGGAGGCCATTGCCCTAGCCGGAGCGTTTATGCCTAAAACCCAAAGCATTTTTGGCCGAGCCGGCAAGCCAAAGTCACATTGGGAATATATAACAACTATTTCAGCAACGCGGCAGTTTAAAGATATAAACGGTAATACCCTGGTTGAAATTAGATCCACCGGTGGACAAACAGTATTCCCGCCAAGCACGCATGAAAGCGGCGAGGCCATTACCTGGCATGAGGACGGGGAGCCGGCGCGGGTGGATGCAGATGAACTACTAGCGGCAGCAGGCAAATTAGCAGCTGCTGCATTAATAGCCCGCCACTGGCCGGCGAAAGGTAGCCGGGATGATGCAGCAATGGCCCTGACGGGTGGTTTAATTCGTGCAGGGTGGAGTGAAAGCGAGACGAGTTACTTTGTTGAAGCCGTTGCCCTGGCTGCTGGTGATGAAGAAATCAGGATGCGGGCTAACAAAGCAAGGGGTACAGCAGCGAAAATAAACGCTGGCCGGCCGGCAACGGGCTTAAAACGACTGGGCGAGCTGATTGGGGTTGAAGTTGTCTCCAAAGTGCGCGACTGGCTGGGCATATCTAGCCAATTTGACGACGAATGGCCCGAGCCGGAAGAAATACAAACCGTCCTCCAGCCGGTTGAACCATTGCCACCGGCGATAATACCGGAGCCGTTCAGGGATTGGTTAACAGACATTTCATATAGGATGCAATGCCCGATTGATTTTGTAGCTACTGCTGCAATAGTAGTTGCCGGGGCGGTAATTGGTGCGGGGTGTGGCATACGACCGAAGCAGAAAGATGATTGGTTGGTTATACCGAATTTGTGGGGTGGCGTTGTCGGTAGGCCGTCAGTGGTGTTAAAAACGCCTTCGCTTACCGAGGTAATGAAACCCTTATCACGACTGGAAGTCGAGGCTAGAAATAAATATGAGCAGAAAATGAAGTATTACGGCGCAGAATTTGAAGCGTTTAAAGCTACAAAAGAAGCGATAAAGGGTGAAATGTTGGCCACTGCCAAAAATAAAAGCAAAAACAAGCCGGTAACACCGGGAACTACTGTTACAACGATGGACACATTAAAAGATAGTTTAGCCAACCTTGAAGAACCCGACACACCGGTAAGGCGCAGATTTAAAACAAATGATGCTACGGTTGAAAAAATGACCGAACTGCAAAAAGATAACCCAAGGGGGTTGCTATTATTTCGGGATGAATTGGTGGGCTTGCTGGTTACCTGGGACCAAGAAAATCGACAGGGTGACCGCGCTTACTACCTAGAGTCATGGAACGGGTACGGTAGCCGAACCGATGACCGTATAGGACGCGGCACGATTGAATCAGATAACTTATGTGTCAGTATTTTTGGTGGAATATAACCGGCGAAGTTAACAGGCTACCTGTATCAAGCTGAAAACGACTTAAGGAATGATGGCATGATCCAGCGGTTTCAAATGTTGGTATACCCTGATGAGCCGGCAAAATGGAAATACATTGATGAATTCCCCAATATTAATGCAAAAAATAGGGCGTACAACATACTTAAAACTCTTTCAGAAATGGATTTTAACGGGGTTGGGGCAAAGCTGCCTGATGGTGAAAAGATACCGTTCTTCAACTTTAATAATGAGGCACAGGCAATATTTGTTGATTGGTTAACCGATCTACAAATGAAACTGCAAACAGAAGAAAGCCCTTTGATGGTAGAACACCTAGCAAAATACAGAAGTCTCATGCCAAGCCTGGCGTTAATATTTCACCTGATAAGTATTGCAGATGGACAAGCAACCGGACCGGTTACAGGCGAAGCGGCGATGATGGCAGCTGCCTGGTGTGACTACCTTGAAAGCCATGCCAGGCGTATATATGGACTGGTGGGCGATATATCCACCAGGGCAGCATCCGAATTAGCTAAGCGGGTTAAAAAGGGTATGGTGAAAGACGGTTTTACTATTAGGGAAATCTATCACCGTAAGCACTGGCACCTGCTTGACACGAAAGAATTGATGGAATCTGCATGTCGGGAACTTCTCGAAGCTAATTGGCTACGCGAAGAACAAGAGCCTATACCGGGGAGACAGCCAAAAATTGTATACCGGATAAATCCTAAAATTTTTACCTAAACAGATAATCACCGAAGTGCCATTGGTGCCATAGGTGCTTAAAATTTAAAAAATAATCCATTAATTAGATACCAATGGCACCAATGGCACTTCCTTAATTAGTCGTTTAGGGTAAAAAATAAATATGTGGTGATTAATTTGAATAAATGGTTGGATGCTTACAAACAAAAAAATAATACTGAAACGCACAATCACCGAAGTGCCATAGGTGCCATAGGTCAATGGGATGAGCCCAAAGCCCTGGGCATACTGCAGGGGGCACATGAACTAATTAAACAGCATTACCCCGACGGTGCCCTGCCCTGGGCGGCAGAGCATAGCCCGGAGCATTACCGGGCGGTGAAGGATGCAGAGGCCAAGATTGCGGCAATGTTTAAGGCTCAGGACATAGCTGGCAGCCGAAAGGCCATAGGTGAGTATAAGGCAGCGTTTGACAGGCTGATTAAGACGTATAGCCGGCAGCGGATATTGACTACGGATGAAATCATTAAGGCTTTCGATTGTGGCCGGGTGTGGGAGCTGGCCAAGGATAAGGCTGCAGAACTTGACGGGATATTTGCCAAGGAGGGGGTACGATGGCAGGTATGACATGGGAACAAATGGTGACTATAGAGCCAAGGTTATTAACGCTATATAAGAAAGCCAAAAGCTATAAACCTACTGAGGGCTTTTGTGCCCACCAGGTGTGGTATGGACATTACGGACTAAAGAGCCAAATGTTTAAGCTAGTTGGGTTTTGTGCCACGGGCATCCTTGGAACACCGGAAGCCTACGATATAGCTTACGATAAAATTTATAATGCCTTGCCTGACTGCCAGCATGATGGGTGGTGTTAACTACTATGAAATACATACGCATACAGATGCCACGCCACATAATTGTATTAACTCATACTGAGCTACAGCGCCTGCTGGCCCGTGACCCAACATTGTGGGCTGAGGCAATACGGCGGGGCAAAGGCGTTAAGCGTTGGGAGCAAATGAAGGCGCGGGAAGCAAAGGAGGTAATCAGATGACTAACAAATGGCACCGGCTGCAAATCCTGACCAGCCCTGAGCAGTATGCCTGGCTGCAAGCAGAGAGTTACACCACCAGCAAGAGCATTGGTAATATTATCAGGGCGTTAATAGACAACCGCCGGCAGGAGCGAGAGAGCATATATAATAAACGCGGGATGAGGCAGCTATGAGAAAATATAACTGTCCATATTGTGGCAAGGTTCTTGCAATAGGGGAAATATTTGGTATAATAAAGTGTAAGAGATGTGGTAAGGTAATCACCTTAACTGAATATGTAAGGGTACAGCCCACCAGAAACACGACTGCAAGCGCGCGTTGAGGTGGGCTTTTCTATTTGTAAGGAGTGATACCATTGGCACCTATGAAGCCAATGTCAGCATGTAGATCCCCTGGCTGCCCCAACCTGCAGGTACCACAAGGGCGTGGGTACTGCAAGGAACATCTGCAAGCATACCGGAAGGATGAGGACACGCGCAGGGGCAGCGCGCACAAGCGGGGGTATAACAAGCAGTACACACAGGCTCGGGCTTATGTACTGAGGCATGAACCACTGTGTGTGGTGTGCAAGATGGAGGGCCGGCTGACCGTGAGTGCTGTAACCCATCATATAAAACACCTGGCTGATGGTGGGAGCAATAACTCAGACAACCTACTGCCTGTATGTGAAACTTGTCATGGCCGGCTGCATAGCGCAGAAGGGCCGGAACTGATAAAAAAGCTAACCGTTTTTTTCTAGTAAGGGAATCACCAAGACCGGCGGGTCAGTCTCGTTAAATATGGTGCAAGTTTTGGAAACTTTTTCTGAAAAAGGGGGGGGTTAGATCATGGGACAACGAGGACCAGCACCAAAGCCAACACATTTGAAAGTACTCGAGGGGAACCCAGGCAGGCGGCCATTGAACAAGAACGAGCCTAAGCCTAAGCCGGTGGCACCCAAGTGCCCCGCCTGGCTAGATAAGGAAGCCAAGCGCGAATGGAAACGAGTGGCCCCCGAACTTGAAAACTTGGGATTGCTGACCATAGTTGACGGCACCGCCCTGGCGGCATACTGCCAAGCATACGCCCGGTGGGTAGCTGCTGAAAAGGTACTCACCACACAGGGTATGACCTACGAAACTGAAACCGGTTACATTCGCCAACGTCCCGAGGTGGGTATTGTGCAAAAATATCTTAATCTTATTAAGCTGTATTGCGCAGAGTTTGGCCTGACCCCTTCGGCAAGAAGCCGGATGACCTTGCCGGGTGAGGACAAGGACGAGGACGACGGAATCCTGGACTGGTGATGTGCAATGTTTAATGAACAGGCCGCAGAAAGGGCCGTCAAATTCATAGAAAACTACCTTACCCACACCAAGGGCAAGTGGGCCGGCGTAAGGTTTGAGCTGGAACCCTGGCAACACAACATAATCAGTCCCCTATTTGGGACTTTGAATGATGACGGCAGCCGGCAATACCGGACCGCTTATGTGGAAATTCCTCGAAAAAACGGCAAATCTGAGTTAGGCGCTGCAATAGCCTTGAAGCTCCTTTTTGCGGATAACGAGCCCGGCGCGGAGATTTACTCCGCGGCAGCGGATCGGGACCAGGCAGCCATCGTATTTAATACGGCCGCACAAATGGTCCGGCAAAATAAAAAGCTGGCCAAGCGCTGCAAGATCATAGACAGCCAAAAAAGGATAGTGATGCCGGCTACGGGGTCATTCTACCGGGCAATATCCGCAGACGCACATACCAAGCACGGCTTTAATGCCCACGGAGTTATTTTCGATGAGCTACATGCCCAACCCAACCGGGAACTGTGGGACGTTCTAACCACTAGCGGCGGGACCAGGACCCAGCCTTTGATATTTGCCATCACTACAGCCGGCTATGACCGCAACTCTATCTGCTGGGAACAACATGATTATGCCCAAAAGATAATTGACGGAGTAATTGAGGACCCGACATTCCTCCCGGTTATCTATGCTGCCGGACCTGAAGATGACTGGAAAGATGAAGCTACCTGGCACAAGGCCAACCCTGCACTGGGCACCTTTAGAGGTATTAATGAAATGCGGGCTATGGCCAAAAAGGGCGAGCAGATACCCGCCCTGCAGAACACCTTCCGGCGGTTATACCTGAACCAGTGGACCCAGCAGGAGGATCGCTGGCTAGACCTGGCTGCCTGGGATGCTACAGCCGGCACGGTAACGCTGGAAGACTTACAAGGCCGCCCCTGTTTTGGTGGCCTGGACTTGGCCAGTACAACTGACATAGCCGCCTTTGTGCTGGTATTCCCGATGGATGACGGCGCTTTTGTGGTATTACCACACTTTTGGATCCCCCGGGATAACATGCACGACCGCATAAACCGGGACCGCGTGCCCTATGATGTTTGGGTTAGGCAGGGGTTTATCACCGCCACGGAGGGTAACGTCATAGACTACGCAGCCATACGACAACACATTGAACGAATAAGTGAGTTTTACAACATTAAGGAAATCGCCTTTGACCGCTGGGGCGCGGTACAACTCACAACCGAACTTGGATATGCTGGCTTTACGGTTATTCCGTTTGGTCAAGGGTTTGCATCCATGAGTCCGCCCACCAAGGAACTGCTAACCCTGGTACTGAGTAAGCGATTAATCCACGGCGGCAACCCGGTGTTAAGGTGGATGGCTGATAACTTGGTAGTTAAGCAAGACCCCGCCGGCAACATTAAGCCGGATAAAAGTAAAAGCACAGAAAAAATTGACGGTATGGTGGCCCTAATCATGGCATTGGACCGTGCTACGCGGCACCAGGAACAAGATTGTGTTTATAACTCGAAGGAGTTGTTTGTCATATGAACATTCTTCAACGCTTGTTTGGGAAGAAAACTGAAAAGCGCGCCCTGCCCTGGCGTGACCCCGACGGCTGGCAGAGCCTGATCGGCGGGACTACGGCGGCCGGCGTAACGGTAACAGCTGAAACCGCCATGGGACACCCGGCGGTATTGGGAGCTGTCCGCATGATTGCGGAATTAACTGCAAGCCTGCCACTAATTACATACAAACGCACTGCAGGCGGTAAAGTCCGGGCCGAAGGGCACCCGGTATATGAGCTGCTGCACACCAGACCAAACCCGCAGCAGACGCCTTTCGCGTTCAAGGAAACTCTATGTCTGCACCTGCTGCTGCACGGCAACGCCTATATTCTCATTCAGTGGGGCGATAACGGCAGCCCTGAAGCACTCTGGCCCATACACCCCAGCCGTGTGTATATGGAGCTGCAGGACGAAGGCACCCTTCTTTACAAGGTAACCACGCAGGGGCAGCGCAAGGATTATACCGCCGATGATATGCTGCATATCACCATGTTGTCACTAGATGGCCTTACCGGGAAATCACCCGTGCAGCTGGCCCGGGAAAGCATAGCGGCAGCCCTGGCCGGTGAAGAGCACGCAGCCAGTTACTTTGCCAATAGCGCTAGGCCGTCAGGGATTTTAAAAGTATCCAATACCCTTACTGAAGAATCAGCCAAGCGGTTGAAGGAAGGCTGGCAGGCTGCCTATGGCCGTGGTAAAAGCCACGGCACAGCAGTATTGGAAGATGGGACTGCTTTTGAGCCTATTTCCAGCAACGCACAGGAAGCGCAGCTGATTGAAAGCCGGCAATTCTCCATGCGAGCCATAGCGGCAGCCTTGCGGATACCGGCGCACATGCTGGACCCCACGGTTAGGGGGGCCTATGCCAATGTCGAAACCCAGTCCCTTGAATTCCTGACATTCTCTCTACAGCCCTTCCTAACAAGATTGGAAGAGGCTTTAACGCTGAAATTATTCACCAATACCGAACGTCAAAACCTGTTTGTTGAATTCCTGACTGATAGCCTTTTGCGCACCGACACCAAGACCCGCTACTCATGTTATCAGACCGCCATTACCAGCGGCTTTATGACACCGAATGAGGCGAGGATCAGAGAGAACTTAAGACCATTACCTGGTAGCGATGTACTATATCCACCAACGAAAGGAGCCAAGGATGAAAAAGAATCAGGGGAAGGAAATTAGGGCATTACCGGTAAGGCTGGAGGTAAGACAGACCGAGGATAGCAGTAAACGGACCATTACCGGTAAGATCAAGTACGACACCGAAAGCGCGGTTATGCGTGACTTTTGGGGTGACTCATTTGTTGAAGAGTTAGGCGCTGGGTGTTTTGATGATAGCCTAAAAAACCGGGGTGTGGTGGGATTATGGAGCCATGACACCGCCCAAGTGCTGGGCAACACTAAGGCTAACACCCTTCGCGTTAACTCTGATCAGGCCGGGCTTAACTTTGAGCTTGATTTACCCGACACTCAAGCCGGCAGCGATGCCTGGGAAAGTATCAAGCGCGGTGACGTTGACGGCGTATCCTTTGGTATGAGGGTAGTTAAAGACAAATGGTCCCGTGTTGAACGGGATAGCCAAAAGCTGTATAAGCGGTCCATTCTTGACGCTGAACTCTATGAAATATCTCCTGTGGCCTTTCCAGCCTACCCCAATAATGAGGTAAACTGTCGGTCACTGGAAGAATATAAAAAAATTCGGGAGGGTAAAAAAACCATGAAATTACAGGAACGCGAAGCAAGGCAGAAATTAGCTAATCTGAAAGCACAGGCCGACGCTATTATGGCCGCTGCCGACGACGAGGAACGGGACCTGAGCGACGATGAGCAGCGTGATTATATCGACCTGCAGACCGAGATTAGAAGCCTAGAAAAACGGATTAAAAACGGCGAGTTTAAAAAAGAGGAAAAGCGCCGGCAACCCAATGTAAAGGTGATTGAACCAACCAATGAATGGCGCAGCCTTGGCGAGCAGCTGCAGGCAGTAATGCGCGCCGGTATGCCTGACGGGTATGTTGACGAGCGCTTGACCAAGCGGGCAGCCAGCGGGCTTGGCGAGTCCGTGCCGGCTGACGGTGGTTTCCTGGTTAACCAGGATTTTAGCAGTGAGCTTTTAAAGCGCACTTATGAAACCGGCGTGTTGGCCAGCCGCTGCCGAAGAATTCCCATCAGCACCAACGCCAACAGCATGAAAATAAACGCTGTTGCCGAGTCCAGCCGAGCTACCGGCAGCCGTTGGGGTGGTGTCCGGGCATATTGGGCAGCTGAGGCTGATAAATACACCGGCAGTAAGCCAAAATTTAGACAAATGGAACTGAGCTTGAATAAGCTGATCGGGTTATGTTATGCCACCGATGAGCTGATCGAGAACTCAGCTACCTTGCAGAGCGTTATCCAGCAGGCTTTTGCTGAAGAGTTTGCGTTTGTGATTGATGATTGTATCCTCCGTGGTGAGGGAGTTGGAAAACCGCTTGGAATTATGAACAGCGGAGCCCTTGTATCGGTGCCAAAAGAAACTGCTCAGGCTGCCAATAGTGTGATATTTGAGAACATAACAAAAATGTGGGCTAGGCTGTGGGCACCTTCACAGCCAAACAGCGTTTGGCTAATCAACCAAAATGTTTTGCCGCAGCTGTTCGCAATGTCTATGGCAGTTGGGGTTGGCGGGATCCCGGTTTATATGCCGGCAGGCGGCATTTCCGGACAGCCTTACAGCACGCTGTTCGGTCGCCCAGTGATTCCCATTGAACAGGCTGAGAGCCTAGGGACAACCGGTGATATACTCTTGTGTGACCTTTCAAACTATCTGCTGGCCGACAAAGGTGGTATTGATGCAGCTGTGAGCGTTCATGTACGCTTCCTGTACGATGAGCAGGTCTTTAAATTCACTTATCGGGTAGCAGGGCAGCCCGTGTTTAACGCGCCCCTGAGTTCATACAAAGGGACTGATCTCGTTAGTCCGTTTGTGGCACTGGCAACGAGAGCCTAGCATTATAACACCGGCTGGCGTTATCATCTGCCGGCTGGCCCTTAGGGGGTGATCCTGCTGGATATTGAAGAAGTGCTGAAGAAGGTTTTAGCCGGTGCTGCAGTGGTAGAGGTTGCCCGGGAAATGGGCATGGATAGCGACATTTTAAACATGCGCCTGTTGAAGTTACCTGAGTACCGGGAATACCGGCAGCAATACCGCCGGGAGCTTGAAGCAAAGAAAGCTGCAGCGCTTGACCTGGCCCGGCAGGGCTTTTCGCCCGCTGTAATTGCGCGTAAGGCGGGCATACATGAAAACACGGTCAATAGCTGGATGAAGCGCGCCGGCATTGATACCACAATATCAGGTAATGATGACCTATTCTGTCCCGAGTGTGGTGGCACTATGAAGAAGCAGGACCTATTCTTCTGGCGCTGTGAATGTGGCGCGGAATTCTGGCCATGTGATAAGCAGGTGCCCGAGGATCCCGAGGACTGGACCCGACCCTGGAGGTTAAGAACTGAGGATGGAGACGACCTGGTAAAGCTGATGCAGCGCCTTTATAACGAGGGTAACAATGCAATCCAGATTGCCGCAGCTCTTAACGCTGCCGGGCACCTTACACCCCGGGGTAAACCCTGGGCGCGGGCAAATGTTTTGGCACACCTAAAGCGCAATGGGATAATGGCCACCGGGGAGGACTACCAGGCCCAGCGCGAGCGCATCAATGAGATAGTGCTCAGTATGGCCGGGCATGGCTACAACTGCCACGACATAGCCGACCGTCTAAACATGGAGGGCTTTAAAACCAACCGGGGACGTGAGTGGACCCTGGACGCAGTTTATAAGTTAATCAGGATTAGCTTAAAGTCTGACGCATACCTGCCAATAAATAAAGGCGTAGCTAACATGAAGGCGCTGAAAGGGTCACTCAATGGTGATTGGAAAGAACACCCGTGGTTTAAAGACGAGAAAGCGCGGAGGGCTGCTGTGAAAGCGAGGTACCAAAAAGATGACCTGCCCAACATGCAAAGTGGAAATGATGATAAAAGATGACCATTACTACTGCCCTATTTGTGACGGTGAATATTTTCCGGCAGAATACTTTAAACAACGAGAGGACCCCGGCTATATGGCAGCATGGGCCTGGAGCATGTTAAAATATTACGCTGCTATGCGGGATGGAAAGGAAACCGCCCGGGTGAGCCGTAAGGTGGCCAAACTGGCGGGAATTTGAAAAGAGGCTGCTATTAATGATTATGGTAACTTACTACAGGCGTTATATGGGGCTGTCTACAGAAGCAAAGCCAACAGAAAACGTACCGCCGGGGAGCCGATACCTTGAAACTAATACTATGGACGTTTATATATATAGCGGTGCAGAGTGGCTATTGCTAACAATGGATTTATTTTAAATAGATGATACCGTTGACCGCCCCAGTGACACACTCGATGACAGGTGTTAGCGGATTAGTTTGTCCATTGCCTTTGGCGGCGCGGTATTACCGGCAGAATAATAAAATAAGCGGGAGCAATCCCGCTTATTATTTTTGTTAATGCTTGACCAACGACAGTAATGACAGTTCCCTGATTATGCGTTTTCAGGAAATTTTATTTTTCGTCGGGTATGTATTCAAATAGATCACCGGGTTGGCAGTTTAGAGCAGCACAGAGCTTAGCCAAAACGTCAAATGTTATTCCTTTACCCTTTTCATGATAAAGACTACTTATTGTATCTCTGGCTATTCCGGATATATCGTGCAAGTCTACTATCTTTAAACGTTTTGCACCCATTAATGCACTCAAGCGGCATTTAATTTCCGACATTTATGTATCACCTCCAATGTAATTATAACAGATTTATGTATTCTGCAAAATAGATACTTTTTTTTAACTACTATATTAGGCAAAAAACCATTGACATACTGCAAAATGCAAACTACAATATGAAGTATAGTAACTGCATAATGCATTGTGTTTTATGCATCAATATACTTTTGTAGTGCGCGACAATAAAAAACAAAGGAGGATTTACTATGGTTAATGTTGCTGTGCCTATTGAAAATGAAGTATCCGGAACATTTGCGGCGGACACCACCCAAAAAATAATCGAAGGGTTAAAGGATGAACTGTATAAAAAGACAATGGCCCTTGAGGACATCTTAATAAAACTTGAAAAGGCCAACACGGTATTAGGCCATTTGGAGAACAATTATATTTTCAGTGAAAATCCGACACCCCATGCTGCTATAAAGTGGGCTGATACAAATCTAAACGACGAGGATGCAAACGGGAAGCAGTCTCATAAATGGTATTGGGACTACGATTTCATAGTCCAGTTAATCAGCATTGCATGTGACTACGTTTATGCAAGCAAAAAGCTGTCAAAGGAAGCAGTTGAGCAATAAAGGCAAACGGAGCTACAGGAGAAATACTCAGTAAAACCTATTCCAACGACCAGGAGGGGATCTTATGACGTTCAACAGCCAAGCGCATGAGGCACTCTATAATGAGGCCCTGGCCGAGCTGGGCGGTAATGATGACCGGGAGTATATGAGCCTGTGTTACATCATCACCTCCCTGGGGCGGGATGTGTGGCAGCGGTATATAGGATACCTTAATTGTGATATGACCCTTGGGGAGTTGAAAGCCGGGTTAAGCGGCGGTGAAAAGCTCATGGTTGATGTGGCACTAAACTTGTATGGCGGCAGCGGTAGCGTTAACCTGGCCCGAGCGTGTAACACCCTGGATGATGATAACTTTAATGTATTAGTTAACGGGCTGCTATTACGAAGGGGAGCATAGTGTGCGGGTGGGGGAGGCGTGGCCAATAAATGAACTGTTTGAGCGGATATATCGTGATATTGTGGACAATGCCTGTTTTTATTTTTCATTCATGGCGAAAACATCGTCCCAAGAGGATAAGCGCCGCCTAGTAAGCATGGCGACCGGGCACCTTCAAGCATTACAGACTGTAGCGGGGAGGTTGGGAGCCAGCCGTGAAACGCTGGACGAAATACGAGTAATGCTGTACGGTACCGGTAAATTTTGAGGGGACTTATACTCATTTTGCGGAGTAGTTGAGGGCCGGGGGTACAATTTAATATTGATGATCCGTCGAACGCCAAGACCCCCGCATGGGGTGAGCGGGACAACCGGTGCTGAGGGGGCAGCCACCAGAGCAGCGGGACGGATCGGGGGGTAATGTTTTCCTTGCTATTGGTAAGGTGTGGCTTGTGTTGACTGGATTGTGTATATATCGTATAATATCACTTGGGCGCATTGGGAACAGGCGGTTGTTTTTTTTGGGAGCATTTTGGGAGCAAACATTTTAAAATGCACCCAAAAACGGCACTTGGGGGTAATCCCAAGAAATGACAAAGCCAATAATACCAAGGGATTGCAAGGTTACGCAAACTATAAAAAGGGTATATTTCAGTTTCCTAAACCGCGTGTCGGGAGTTCGAGTCTCTCCAGGCGCACCATTTTTTTTAAAGGGGAACCTTTATTGAACCAGGCCGGGTATATGCGCGAAGCCCTAACGGAAGCTCAAAAAGCCTACGATCTAGGTGAAGTGCCTGTTGGTGCGGTGGTGGTACTAGGCGATAAAATTATTGGCCGGGGTCACAATTTGCGGGAGACGTTGATAGACAGCACCGCACATGCGGAAATTATGGCATTGAGGCAGGCAGCCCGTCATATTGGTAATTGGAGACTAAACGGCGCAGTACTTTATGTTACGTTGGAACCATGTTCCATGTGTGCCGGGGCTATGATTCAATTCAGGATACAAACTTTGGTGTATGGTGCCCAGGATCCCAAGGCGGGCGCAATTGACTCCATTATGGATATCGTAAGGGAACCGCGCTTTAATCACCAGGTGGCGGTGGTATCCGGTGTACTTGAGGATGAGTGCCGGGCAATTCTTAAAAATTTTTTCAGGGAATTGAGGGAAAATAAAAAATAAGCTTTTTGTTTTGAACATGGAGAGATGGCTGAGTTGGTCGAAGGCGCTCGACTCGAAATCCACTCGGTCAGTTGCTTTGAAAATACGGTCAAACCCTGATTCTATGCGGGTTTGCGGGATTTTAAAAATTTAGCTTTTTAGCGATTTCTACGGT